CAGGTCAATGGATATATAAACATCCTAACTTAAAAAGAATAGATGAGCTGTATAGAAGTGTATTTAGAAACGATGAAGAATGATTATCAACAAGAGTAGACAAACAGGACTGTATATACTTCTGAAGGTTCAAGAAGATTTAACTAAACGAGGTTGGATTGCAATACGTAGCGAAGAAGAACAGCCTTATGATTTAATAGTAGACATGGGGATAGTAGATGAAGAAAGAGTTTTTTTCACCATACAAGTTAAACAAAAACCAAGAACTAGTTCTAGGCCAGGAGTTGGGCATGATTATGAAAGAGTCTCGGTTAACGGAAAGTCGAGAAACAATTATTGGTATGAAGATGAAAATATTACATTAATATCATCTATTGTTGATGGTGAAGTTGTTTATTGGCACAAAGATGATTATAAGAAAAAAAAACCAATTGCGTTTAAAAGTATGAAAAGATATGAGTTTCCTATAAACGAAAAAATGTTTAGTTATAAAAGACCACAACAAGTCCATTCTACACTAGAGGAATTTTTTGAGTGAGTGATGGTGAAGGTTATTCTGTTGCTAGGAAACCTTCTTAAAACCCCGAGCGATTAAGCAGCTAGTGCATAATCCTCAATGATGTCATTATCGTTGGCATCTAACGTGTTTGCACGATATGGCGTAGCTCACCAGATTCTCCATGAAAGATACTAAGTAAATGTCGATCCTATGTCGCCCCCGCTAAATAAGCATTATATGCTTCTTCAAAACCATCTGTTGCCAGATAACATTCTTCATTGTTCCAGAGTCTTTTCGTGTAATCATCTTTTACAACTTCAAGTACTTCATCATTCCAATGAGAAGGGATGTGTCCTTTAACCATCCAGATCAATAAAAAGGTATCTTTCTTATCTCTAATGGTCATAGTTCTATCCTAATGCTTATTTGGTGGAGGCGTTGGGTACTGCCCCCAAGTCCATCTTACATTCACTTTCACTTCATCAAATCAAAGTTATTTAGTCAATCTTTAATTCGGCTGTTGTGGTGATAATAACTCTTGCACCACAGGAAAGAAGAGCCTTTTCATTTCCTCCATATATCACCTCACTGGGCCCTAATATCGCAACTTTGTGACAGTAAGTATTCTTTTTACCTTCCTTGATTGTTATCACAGGTTCATTTGTTCCATGCTTTTTGTTTGCACGTATCTTGTGCATATTCACATGAATGTATTTCTTTTTTGGTATCATTTGTGCATACTCTTAATTACTATTACAATATGTCTTAAAGAAGACAAGATTAATATAACTTAGATAAAAATAAAAGTCAATACTTTTTTATAAATAGTTATAATCCCCTTTAAAGAAAGGCAAAATAAGATGCGTCTTGCACTATTCCTTTTTGGTATGATAAGTGTGAGTTCCATAGTCTATGCACAAACAAATCAACCAGCTGGTCGGTATCAACCGAATCCGACTCAGTATGATTCGAATAGCTATGTGATTAATTCTACCAACACGAATAGCTCTGTCGATTCTACAACAAACAATACAAATGCAACAACGATTGATTCGAATACAAACAATGTCAATACAAATACCAACACAAATGTCAATACCTCGACAAACACAAACACGAATACCTCAAACAATACAAACGTCAATCAAAACACCAATGTCAATCAGACGACCAGCAGTTCGCAGAACACAAACACTAGTTCAAACACGAACACGAATACCAACAATTCTACGAGCTCGTCAACGAGTGTAAACAACAACAATAATAACAATACAAGTAATGTTACGTCAAATTCGACAAATAACTCCACTTCATCAAATACAAATAACAATACAAACTCAAATACCAATCAAAATAGCACAAATATAGTTCAAGAGTCGAGGTCTAAGGTACAATCTCCTCCTCCAAGTGCAATTGCACCGACTATGATGAGTTATTCACAGGACTTATGTGTTACAGGTGTATCAGGTGCAGTACAGACACAGATTATTGGACTGTCTGGCGGTAAGATGATACGTGATGAGAATTGTGAGAAGTTGAAGTTATCAAAGGCCATGTATGATATGGGAATGAAGGTTGCAGCCGTAAGTATACTCTGTCAAGATGTAAGAGTATTCAAAGCAATGGAGATGGCTGGAACACCTTGTCCCTATAGAGGTAAGATTGGTAACGAAGCACAGGTTGCATGGAATGAGAATGAAGAAGATAGACCTGACTATAACAAAAGAAAAAAGAAATGCAAGAACAATAAAAGAAGTAAAAGAGTTTGTAGATGAGATTAGCTCTTGTCTTTTTCATATCTCTACTACTTTTCACAAAGGTATTGTCTGCACAGGGATTTGAGGTAGGTGTCAATACTATTTCTGATATATCAGGAACAGGTACAGCTCTAAATATTGTAGATGATTCCTATACAGGTGTCAATCTTCCGTTCACTTTTGATCTCTATGGTCAAAGTTTTGACGCAATGAATGTCTATCAAAATGGTGTGTTGCAATTAAAAGACAGTTCTACAGCAGTAACAAGCTCTTATTGTTGCCGTGGTAGAGACTTGAATACTCTCACCTCCTCCACATATGACTATCTTCTGATGCCCCTCTGGACAGACCTTGTAAATCTTAACAGTAACAATAAGGTCAATAAGGGAACAACAAATCCTTATGTTGAATCCTTTGACGATTCTTACATTGTTGGATGGTATGATGTTTCCGAGTATAGAAACAATAACTATAAAAATACCTTTGAGGTTGAGCTATTTTCGGACAGTTCTTTTGAGTTTCGATACGATAAAATAGATATAAGGGCACACGATTTTACCATAGGATACACAGGAGATATATCGGCTGGAGAGTATGAACAGTTTCTTTTCTATGATGATACAGGAAAAACAGCATATACTGATGGGACAGACTTCTCTCTTTATGTCCCTGTAGTGGACTGTTCTGACCCTTTAAATGACCCTTCCTGTCCCAACTACGATACAGCATTGTATTGTTCCTCTATTACTTTCAATGACTTCAACTGTAGTGCATATACGAGTTATATTCAGCCTGTTTATTATGAGGAAGAAGAATACTTTTTTGAAGAAGAGTTTTTCATTGAAGAAGAGTTCGATTGTTGTGAGTTGTTTGATGGGATTCCCGAAGAAGAGTTTTTTGAAGAGTTACCAGAAGAGCCCATTATAATACTTGACGAACAAATGATTATTGATCAATGGACTATCAATGATGATATCTTGATTGAAGAAACTTTTCTTGAAGAAGAGCTTATCAATCTTCCCATTGAAACTATTGTTACCAGACCTTCGATTGTAAGGGAGAGTACTTCGGACAGCTCACCAAACTCTGCTGTCTCTGATTCTTTGGCCTTTACAAGTGGTTTGATTGGTGGACTTCAAAGTAATGTATTAGATTATGCATCTATAACATTACAACAAACTGTCAATGCAACTCTATCAACTTCAAGAAGTGTGGTATCAAGTTCTAGCGGAGGATTTTCATCAGGTGGGTCATCTTCTACAGGAATGGTTATGTTTTCCAATCCAGCTTCAAATCCAGCATCAGGTGATTCTATTATGGGAACAGTGACTACGAGTACCAACACAAGTAGTGTGAACATGACAACATCTTCTTCTGCTCCAAATGTTTCAATCGTTGAAAACACAAAAATTGAGTCATCATTGAATATGAATAGTACGAATCTTTCTGCTGAAATACAAAATCAAATGGAAGAGACACAAGATGAGCTTTCAGAAGATTACTTCTCTACTACGAGCCAAACAAAAGTACTTGCACTTATGAACTACAAAAAGGGTTTTGATTCTTATCTTATGTCCTATATTCCAGACAATAATGCATGGTATCAATCTAAAGTGATATATGCAGGGAATAGAAATCAAGATAACAATCGTGCAGTTCGAACACTTTTTTCAACAAACAATTCAAAACTAAAACAAATGATAAGGGAACAATATCAATGAGCGACAAAAAGGGTTTCGAATTAGACGTAGGTGGAGCAAAGCTTCGATTTAATTCTATGTGGCTTGCTGTTGGTGTTCCGATTGCAACAACAATCATTGGTGGATTGTGGGGTGGATTCGAACTATACTCAAGATATTCCTCTATGGAAGAGAAGATACAGGGGTACACAGCCCCNGATTTATCGGGATANGATAAAAGAATACTCNTTCTTGAAGAAAGATTAGGNTTTATNGAGGAAAACGAGCAAATTAAACTTAATTCATTACGAAAAAGCATTGACTTAGTAGAGAAAGTAGAGGATAATATACAAGATGATATAAATAAGGTCGAGGATAGGCTAAAGTCAGTTGAAAAGGAGACAAATTTGACTAGCCGAGATGTTCGATCTACTGTTTATGAACTTGAGAAGGATGTGAATGATAGAATGAGAGACTTTGATCGAACTATTGTAGAGACTAAGAAAGAGTTATCTGCTCAGATTAAAGAGGCGTTGGAAAACCCTCTCTCTAATTGATCCTCACTTCCGAAACAATATAGGAGTCGAGCATGAGTGATGCTTTTAGAAGCGTTGTAATTCTAGCCTCTGGGATAATAATGGGAATATTCTTCTCATTAACTACTGTAAGCCCAGCAAAAGGAGAGGATGCACTAAGACTGGTTTCGAGACAGGATGTCTGTTTAGCACAGAATATCTACCACGAAGCTAGGAGTCAGGACACAATCGGTAAACTTGCCGTAGGTCTTGTCACACTCAATAGAGTTAAAGATAGTCGCTGGCCAAATACAGTCTGTGGGGTTGTATTTGACAGTCAAAGGGGTATAAACAATATGCCCAAGAGAAACAAGTGCCAATTCAGTTGGTTCTGTGATGGTAAATCTGATCGTATTCACGAACAGCAAGTATATGAAGATATAGTTGAGTTATTGAGTGCTGTATACTTTTTATCCTCAAGTCCTGTATTGGATTTGACAAAAGGTGCAACACACTATCACACGTACAAAGTAGAACCATACTGGTCTACTAAGCTAGAGAAGATTGCCAATATTGGTGATCATATTTTTTACAGATAGAGGTTATATTATATTATGGGACTAAGTGTTTTAACGAAAGACGTATTTGCTCAAAGTATTGAGAAGATAGTCAAAGAGAACAATAGTGTTGCTTACGTGGATGCAATACTAATGTACTGTGAAGCAAACCAAGTAGAGATTGAGGTCGTTGCAAAGTTGATCAATCCAAAGATCAAAGCTACCATAGAGAAAGAGGCCAGCGACCTCAATATGCTTAAATATAAGTTAAAAACATTAGAGTTTTGATGAAAAACCCCTTGACTTTAGGGAGAATATATAGTAAGTTAATAAGATTACATAATGATAATATAAAACAAATATACACTGTAATACAATGCCAATACAACACATACAACGGAGTAATATAAAAATATGGCTACAAACTTTTCACAACTAAAATCCAATGGTGCTAAACTATACGATAAGATTTTAGAAGAAACAAACAAACTTCAATCCAAGAACTTTTCCAAAAACAAAGACGATAGATTCTGGACACCAACTGTCGGTAAAGATGGTAATGGTTATTCAGTCATTCGCTTTCTTCCTGCTTCACAAGGGGAAGAGATGCCTTACGTTCAAGTATGGAATCATGGGTTTCAAGGCCCAGGCGGTTGGTATATAGAGAACTCTCTTACTACACTTGGTGGTAAAGACCCTGTATCTGAGTTTAACACAAGACTGTGGAATCGTGGAGATGAAGCTGGTAAGGAACAGGCACGTAAACAGAAAAGACGTTTAACGTACATATCCAACATATATGTGGTTGATGATCCTGCTAATCCAGATAACAATGGTAAGGTCTTTCTTTATCGCTATGGTAAGAAAATCTTTGATAAGATCAAGGAAGCAATGAATCCAGAGTTCAAGGATGAGACTGCTGTAAATCCATTTGATCTATTTGAGGGTGCAGCCCTTAAGCTAAAGATTCGTAAGGTCGAAGGATATAGAAACTACGATAAGTCAGAGTTTGGTGCATCAGGCCCTTTACTTAAAGATGAAGCAGAGATGGAAACTATATGGGGTGCAGAGTATGCACTACAAGAGTTTATTGATCCTAAGCTGTTTAAGTCTTATGATGAACTAAAAGAGAAACTAAATCGTGTACTTAATCAAGAGAGTGTCTCTACAAGTGCTGAATCATTGACTGAAGACTCATTTGTTGAGCCTGCTGTAGAGGTTGCATCCACTCCAAGAGAGAAAGCAACAACAAACACAGATGCAGATGAGTTTGACTTTGATGCCTTTAAGAAACTTGCTGATGAGTGATGGAGTAAAGAAAAACGAGATAGACAATTGCATTACAAGTATTCGGATGCCGACACATTTTAGGGATAAAGTTCTTAGTGTTGCAAGAGAGCAGTTTTTAAGCTTCTCTGATTACACAAGACTGGCTCTCCTAGAGAAACTTAAAAGAGAAAATGCTCTTACTTCACCTCCAGCAGAGGTACAGGAAGTACAAAAAGAGACAGAATCTCCGAAAGTAGAACAACCGACATCCAAGTACATCAAGTGGAGTACTGCAAAGTAAACAACTAAGGGGGGAGTACCATTACTTTCCCCTTTTTTCTTAGGAATGAATTATGGAATACGCACTAAACACCTTTTACTTTTTAATCTGTGGAGTTCTCGTCATGTGGATGGCTGCAGGATTCACCATGTTAGAAGCAGGGTCGGTAAGAAGTAAGAACACAATCGAG